AGAGGGGTGAGCAACTGTGTTTGAATCAGCTGTACTTTGGTCCAATTTTCTATCGTCAGATAAAAATATTTTATCAAATGGTGTTGAAATAGTATTATATTTTGTAACATAACTTCTTGCATTTGCAACCCCTGTATTAAGTATAATTAATGAATCTAAAACAGATGACACCTCTACTGAGGACATCGTTGAAGATGCAGCATATGTATTAACTCCGCCCGGTGGAACTTCAACCATTGCATCTGATTGCCAGACAACACTTGCACTCGTTATTCCGCTTAGTGCTGACCTGTAAATCCTTGTTGTTGTTGCCCAATATAAAGATTTAATACCAGAACCTGGCCCATGAAAAAGAGTATCTACTCTACCATTGTTTAAAGAAGACATAGTACCAGTTGGAGCCTGAACTCCTGTTGATAACAAAAATGCTGAGGTTGATTTTCCGCCAGCTAAGGTTAGAGGTGCTCTAAGATTATATTTAAAAACTCTATTTGCAGTATCTAAAATATAGGCGTCATGACTTGAAAAACTTGCCATCATATCTAATCCTAATCCTGCAGCAGATGTATTTGTAACAGTTGCAGCGTCAGCAAGCCAATAAACTGCTCTAATATTATCTGTAGAAACAGCTGCTGGTATCGTAGTTCCGGCAGGAGAAAAAAGATTATATCTCAAACCTTTTGCAACCCATAGCCCACCATTGGCAACACCTGTGCCATTTGCGGTCGTCATAGCAACTCTTAATTCTTCAATTACATAAGTAGATGCTGATGTTATTGTTGGACCGGCTGATGTTATTGTTATTGAAGTATTAGAACCAACATTTGATATTTCACTCCAACTAACTACAGCTGTTGGGTCAGTAGCATTAAAAGCTATTCTTGAACCCACGGCAACTCCGTCTGTTGACCAAGTTGTTCCAGTTCCTGTAACTGCTGTTCCATTCACATTTACAGTTCCTCCTGTATGAAAATCTCTCGTAACTCTTAAACCCCTAACGGTATGAGTTCCTCCTGTAGGGAACGTTAATGTTATAAAACCCTTCCAATTAAATTCAGAAGTTTGTTTATTATAATCAAACAATACAACCCTTCTTGTTGCCGCGGCGGCAGAGTTATCAGCAAGAAAAACCCAATCTGTAGTATTATCATAAGATTGAACAGTTGGATAAAACCCAGGAATTGCAGTAGATGCTTCCATAGGTCTTCCTAAACCAATTTCCATAGGTCCAACAAAATTATCCATTGCAGTAGCTCCGGTCATTTGTCTCATTAATGTTCCTAAATTTGTTTTAGTTGAATCATATGTAGTGATTGCTGTAGTGCTACCTGTAAATACATATTCCACTGCTCTTTTGCTCATAATATTAATTTTTAATCGTTTTTATTGTTAGGTTAACTCTTGATAACGTTGATGCTGACAATACAGTGAATGCTAAAATGTCATTAGCATTTATTGATGTTGTCCATCCAGTAAGTGAATCATTTCTGTTTACCATTTGATTATTTAATGTAGGCTTTTGATTTCCTGTTATTGTATTTATTGATGTTGGTGGAAAAGAACTTAAAGTTGTTTTCCATAAATCTATCACACATGAACCTGAAATGTTTCCAATTAAATCCCATCCATAAATAGTCGCCGAATATGGTATTGTAACATATCCTTTTTGTCCTGTTGTTATTGGCAATCCTGACCCATCTATAGTTAACCCAAAAGCGCCATAATGAGAAACATCAAGAATACTATTAACACCTTCATCAATAACTTCATGATAAGATTTCCACTCAAAAGAATCAGTTGCTCCAGTTACAATTATATCTATTGTTCCAGCTGTTGTTGGATTGTAAGAAACAGAAATAGGACTTAAGCCATCATTTTGTTTGTCAAAATCAGCTTTTTCATAAGTTATAATTGGGGTTCCACCAGAATGATAAACTCCCAATATTCTTTTCCACATCCCATATTCACTAACACCATTATAAGCAGTAATATATGACTCTACCATATAAGAGCCTCCTGTAAAACCTGTTATAGTATTAATTATTTTTGATGTGGTTCCTGAAGTTGTTGTTGAAGCTCCTTCTCTTAATGTTCCTGAAACTTCGAAATCATTATTTATAATTAATGTATCACCGCTACTAAATATAGTTATTCCACTTCCAGGGCTTATAGTTTTTAAGTTTACATTTTGACCTGAAACTGAGCTAAGGACAGAATATCCGCCACCAACACTTGTGGCTCCGGTTAAATAACCGCTAAGCGTCAATCCTGAGCCATTACCATAAAATGTTCCACCAGATATTGTGGAAGCGCTTAATGTTGAAAAAATAGAATTTCCAGATACTGTAATATTGTTAATTGTAAGAGCAGAAACATTAACAGTTGGTAATGCAGCTGTTCCACCAGTATAAGTATTTAATCCATTTTGAACGTGTGTGTTAACTAAATTAGAAGTAATCCCAGTAATTTGAGAATTAATAATTAAAGATAATTCTGTAGCGCCAGAATAAATTGTTCCACCACTTAAAGTTGTTGAACTAAATGCATTAGAAATTCCTGTACCTGATAATGTTAAATTATTAAATGAAGGAGATGTAACTACAGAAATTATTGGATTAGTTATTGTTCCAGCTGTTATAATATTTGAACCAGCAACAACAGATTGAACACCTGAGCCTAATGGGTCAAATATTGAATATAAATTAGTTCCTCCTGATTGTAAGCTTCCTCCATAAACATTAAGTCCATTAGTGGCAATTATTTGAGTGTTAGCAGACCAATTACCATTTGCGTCAGTTTCCCAAACAGATGCAACACCAGAAGGTTGTCCAGACAACACTGTAATACCTCCACCTATTGCTGAAATGTGGTTTCCGCTATAATTTAATAAAATATTATTGTCTAACGATTGTATTATTTGGGTATTAATAGTTGTTGCAGTACCTAATATATCAACATTCCCCAATATGTTTACACTACCATTAACCGTAATTCCTGAATTACTTTGTGTTATTATTGAATTTCCAAGTACCTTAGAAGAAGTCCAAATAGGAAGTGTATTTATTGTTCCTGACCCTTGCGTAAAAATATTATACAAATCAGTAGAACCAGAAAATAAAGTACTAGCACTTAATGTGTTTGCTGTTACATTTTGTAAAGTAGTATTTCCGCTTACTAATAAATTATTAATAGTTAAAGCCGAAACATTAACTGTTGGTAAATCAGGAGTTCCACCTGTATACGTATTTAATCCCGGTTGTACTCTTGTAGAAGTTAAATTTGAAGTTACTCCAGTGATTTGAGAATTAATAATTAAAGATAATTCTGTAGCACCAGAATATATCGTACCACCACTTAATGTATTTGCAGATAAACCACCATTAAATACACTTGTTCCGGATGCTATTATTGAATTAAATGAGCCACCAGAAATATTTACAGTTGGTAAATCAGGGGTTCCACCAGTATAAGTATTTAATCCATTTTGTACTCTTGTAGAAGTTAAATTTGAAGTTACTCCGGTAATCTGTGAATTAATAATTAAAGATAATTCTGTCGCGCCAGAATATATTGTGCCACCACTTAATGTGTTTGCAGAAAGACCATTAGAAAATACACTTGTTCCAGATGCGGTTAATGTATTTATTGTAAGAGCTGAAACGTTAACTGTTGGATTATTTATTGTTCCACCTGTATACGTATTTAATCCATTTTGTACATATGTTGGTATTAAAGAGCCAGAAGTTACGAATATAGAATATAAATTTGTTGACCCGGACAATATTGTTCCACCACTTAATGTGTTTGCGGAAAGACCATTAGAAAACACACTTGTTCCGGATGCAGTTAATGTATTTATTGTAAGCGCTGAAATATTAACAGTAGGCAAGTCTGCAGTCCCACCAGTGTAAGTATTTAATCCGTTTTGAACGTGTGTATTAATCAAACCTGAAGTAATTCCAGTAATCTGTGAATTAATAATTAAAGATAATTCTGTAGCGCCGGAATAAATTGTTCCACCACTTAATGTTGTAGCACTTAAACTAGGAGAAATTATTCCACCTATAAATGTTGCCCCAGACAAATTTGCTTTAGTTGTAAGTTGTGAATTTATTAAAGAAATGTTTTGAGGCGTAGCAAATAATAAACTTACATCTGTATTTCCAGAATATATTGTTCCGCCACTTAATGTGTTTGCAGATAATCCTCCAGTAAATACACTTGTTCCACTTACATTTATATTATCAATCGTAAGTGCTGAAACATTTATTGTTGGCAAAAAACCGGTACCACCAGTATAGGTATTTAAACCATTTTGAATAGTTGAAGTTATACCAGTTGTTACGCCGGTAATCATATTTTGAATTACGTTCTGTAAATTCGTTGACCCAGAGTAAAAAGTTGTAGCAGACACATTTGTTGAAATAGAATTTCCTCCAACAGATGTTCCTGAATAATTTATATTATTAAACGAAGGAGATTCTACAACATTAACAATAGGAGAAATTGATGTTCCACTTATTGAAACGTTTGACCCTGCATTTACTTTGTTTACAAAAATATCATAAACATCAGTGCTTGCAGAGAATATTGTTCCACCACTTAAAGTTGTTGCACTAGCTTGGAAAAATTGTGTTATTCCGCTTGTAAATAAATTATTAAAACTTCCTCCGGTTATGTTTATTGAGGTGTTTATTATTGTTCCAGAAGTAAATGTGTTTATACCACTACTTACTTTTGTTCCACCAGAAACTACAGAATTTAATAAGTCTCCAAGATTTGTGCTTCCTGAAAATATTGTTGTAGCGGATAAATTAGCAGTAAACAGAGTATCCCCAGTAACGGTTCCGCCACTGAGGTTTAAAAATTCTCTATTTAGAGGGTAAAAATAATTTCCGCTTCCCATTTATTATACGTCATTTACATCTTTCAAAATATTTACCTCTATTACTCCAAGTGTTGGTATGGTCATTTTTTTACCATCAGAAAAAAATAATTCAAATTCTGCTTTATACTTACCAGCAGCATCAGTATCTCCATTAATCCAATTATATTGAACACTTCCACCAGAATAACAAGAAATAAACGCAGGCATTGAAGATATTTTTAAGTTTCCACAATCATCTGCCATAGAAAACGTACAAGCTGTTACACCGCTTAAATCAAAAGGAATAATAGAATCCAAACACCCTCTTGCTTTTACATTAATCTGAAGTGTTGGAAGCGTATCATTTTGCTTCATTTGAAATGTTTTTACGTTTTGTTGCATTTTTATTAATTTTTATATTCTTCCTAAAATCTCTATATCAATTCCATATGTTGGAGAATCAACCTCTATATCAATAGATGTAGAAATAATCTCAACATCAACAGAAGAATTGATATTATACGGGTTTAATCTAAACCTTGTTATTACTTTTTTTACCGGCGAATTTACAGCATAAACAACACTCCATATTAATTCATATATATTATCAAATGAATATAAAATAGGGCTTAAATTAACATAATATCTCCCTGTTGACTCATTATAAACAACAAGATTTTCTGTTAAAGCTGTAGAATTATTTATATATGTATTAGCCGAAAGCTCTAATGGCGTAATTAATGTATAAGTATCAGCACTGCTAAAAACAGAGTGATTTATACAATAAAAATCTCTATAAAGTGTTAAGTTGGCCATAGAATATAACAATAAATTGCTTTGCAATAAATAGTGTTTAAAAAAATGAGAGGCCAATTTTCTTGACCTCTCATTTTTGCTATATTCTCTATGAAAATTTTAATTTATGCTAATAAACATCTGTCTGGTTGTATAGTGATTTTACACTTAATAACATCATCAGAACCGTAATCAAACGAATCAAAATCTGCAGATGTAATCATACAACCTACCATTGTCCATTTTTCAACATCAACACCTACCGGGTCAAGAGCTTTAAGAACAAGATTTTTCTTGTATCCTACAGCGTATCCCATTTTTCCAGTTGCTGATTCAGCGTGTAAACGAACCCACTCCATAACTTTTTGAGTAGTAGATGGTCCTATTACGTCGATAAATTCGATGTCAATAGTTTCCCATTTGTATCTACCAGCAACGAAAGTTGAGGTGTTCATATACTGAATTTCAGTAGAATTGATTGTGATTTTAGGTTTTCCTGAAGTTTGTACCAGGTAAGACTCAAATCCAAGCTCAGTTGGAAATTCAAGATAAAATCTATTTTTTCTTTTTGGTTCCTGTTCGATTGGAACAGGACGAAACATTACTACTCCCATGTTATATTGTTTTATTTATTTATAAATACAGGAGAAAAAAAAATATGGATAATATGTAAAAAAAAATTTTAAACGAAGGGATTTCCTGATTTCTTCAGGTTTTCTATAAGTCCTTCTATTTTAACACAGTTTTGTTTAAAAGATAAAATATCACCGGCAGACAAATCAAACCACTCACCTTTTAATTTTTCAAAATCATATTTGTAATTTTCAGTAACTTTTTTTGATGATAATGAATTGTGTAATATTTTTTCTACTTTAAAAGGAAATTTACTTTCATGAACATAAACCACAGAAAGCTCATATGGAGTGCCAGTTTGAAGCTGTTTAAGTCTTTTTTGAGGATTGACAGAAATTCCTATTTTGTAAAAATTAATGATTTTACAATGAATAAGATAAATTTTATATTCCCTCTTTTTTTGCATTAATTTAAAATTAAAGAATATAAATTTAATTATAAAGTGCTATTATAATATTTAATCAATGCTTCATAAGTAGAGGCCCAAGGATGACTAAATGCTTTTGCTCCTAATGGTGGCCTTTGTGTTAAAACATCTTCAAGTGATATGTCCATATATTTAAGCATATAAGCCCCGGTAACCGCACCAGTTCTATCATGTCCATGTTCGCAATGATAATATATTACAGTATTTTTTTCTGTTTTCATCATTGAATAAATATAATCTATAAGTCCCGAAAAATTAAATTGAGAAGGTTCAACTATACTACAATTACTCATATCTGTACAACCTTGTACTGGATACCAAATTACGCTCCCACTATAACTATTAACACTATTTCCATATTGTTTTCTTACATTAACACCGTTCCAAAATGGCGGCCAAGTTGTTTGAAAAGGAAATGTGGTATCAAATTCTTCTTGAGACATTCCATAAGCAAGAAATTCATCATTAAGGTCTCCTCTTTCACTGTTTGGATTATTATCAATAATAGATATTGTAATAAGTTTATTTTTTGTTAAATCAAAATCAGTAATTAAAGTTTGCAATTTTTCATTAATAGAATTATAAGCAAATGTACCATCTTCATTTAATGGCTCGTTTCCGCGAACAAGATAATTATTGTTTTCTGTATTTGCAGTAACTAAATAAGTACGTTTTGGGCTGTAAGTTGCGTTTGGTGTTTTCATTTTTTTATTATAAATAACAAAAAAAAAGGGATACATTTTATTGTATCCCTTTTATTATTTAATTTACGTTTTTATTAGAAATCTTGGAAGTTAGCTCCTTGAGGTAAAACTTGGAATGTCAAGTCAATAAACTCTAAAGCTGGTGTAGGCTTAAGCTGAATTTTACCTGTTAAAGTATTTGGGTCAGCTTGTGGACTACTATCAAGAACAACTCTGAAAGCTTCTAAACCTCTTTGATTTTGAATCTGAAGAAGGATTGGTTCTACTTTTTGTAAGAATTGGTCTCTAACAGTTGCATCGTTTTGTTCAAACAATAACGTTTGAGATGCTGCCGCGATTAATCTTCTTACTTGTAATAATAATCTTCTAACATTAACTCTATCAAGAGTAGATTGTCTAACTTGTAAAGTTTTTTGTCCAAAAATCACAACACCTTGTTGTACAAATGTCGCGATAGGGTTAATTCTATCTTGATATAAAGTATCTCTATCATTCTGGTCAAGTCTGATATCAGCTCTTTGAACCATGTTTGACACAACACCTCTATTGTAACCTGCAGGTGCAAACCAAGGATAAGCTACATTGTCAGTTAATGCTATTGCTCTTACTACTTCCATAGTAGGGGCTACATAAACGTATTTATTGTAGTTTTGGTCATTAATTTGAATCCAAGGCCAGTATGTTGCAGCGTAGTTAGAGTCAATTCCTGTATCTTGAAGATTTGAAACTGCTTCTGAAGATGTTCCTTTTGCGTTAGCATCAGAAATTCTTGGAGCATCAACAATATAAAGTGAGTCAGCTCTATTCTCAACCATAGTTAAAGCGTATTTTACAACTGCTTCGTGATTATAATAATCTACACCCGGAACAGCAACTAAGTTAATATCAACTTTTTCAGGATTTGACATTGCATCAATACCTTCTTTAATTGCAACAACGTTGTTTGCATCTATTGCAGAAGCTGTAAAGTCTGGGTTTCTAAATTTATTCCATCCATCAAAACCGCCGGCAGGTACTAAAGTGAACTTACGTTCTGCTTTTGTGTATCCACTAAGAGCAGTTTGATTTCCAACTTCATAAGTTGCAGTAGGAGCAGTACTTTCTAAGTGAAATCCTTTCACAACACTAGTTCCACTAGGTGTTGCACCAAGATAACTCCATAAATCATGCTCAAGAGTTTTAATAGATTGACTAACTGAAACTTGTGATGTAGTATAACCAGTATAAGCCAATTCTGATACACCAAGATAAGTTTTAAACACTGAATCTCCTGAGAAATATTGAGTTTTGTAATAAAGGTGTGGTGTTGTACCAGTACCATTTAAATCTCTAAATGTATAACCTCCAAAACCTGCAGGAACCGTATTTACCGGAGCATTTTCTGCCAAATCAAGAGTTACATAATTTGAGCGTCTTGGATATTCTTCATCTGTTGTACCAATTGCTTTTGCAATATAATTAGGTTGAGAAGGGTCAAGAGTTAATGCTCTGAATCTTTCTAAAGTAACGATAGCATTATCAGTATCACTATAAGACCTAATTAAAACATCAAAAGTTTTTGTAATATCATCAATATTTGCAATAGTAATTTTAATTTCTTCATTTGCACTATCACCATCAGAAATTGAAGTGAATTTAAATAAATCTCTCACAATTCCACCTGCAACCTTAGAAACAATATAAGGAGTTTCTGGAGTTTTGTATTCTGTAATATAATCAGTATAAATTGAATTAGTAGAATAAGTAATAGCACTGCTAAGACCTAAAATATCACCTCTCTTAGTAGCTTCTCTTACGAAGTGAGGGTAAATACTTTCAACATATAATCCAAAATCATTATTAAATTTCTTTGGATTTTTTCCAAGAACCTTAACAATATAATCATCTCTTGTCTCATCTAATGAAACAGTAAGTCCGCTTTGAGTTTGCGCTGTTAAAGGACCTGTTGTTCCACTTATGAAAAAAGGAAGTAATGTTCCAGTAACGTTTCCTAATACAATAGCACTTGAAAGGTTTGCATAGAATTGTGCACCAGAAGGGTCTCCTTCATTAGAAGATTTACTTCTAATTATACAAATAGGCGCTCCTGAGTATGCTCCTGAGCTTTGTAATGAATTCGCATTTAAAGTAAAAGTCTCAGTTCCTGCAGAATTAATATAAGTCGATGGACTAGCTCCTGCTACAGAAATACCAAAACCACTAAATGGAGTTGAATTAACTGTATTTAACCAAGTAGTTGTAGTAATAGCGCTACCACTAAAACTTACGAAAACATCATTTGCAATTGTTGTAGCAGTTATGGTTCCATTAGCCATTGAGGTGTTAGCAGAAGTTACAAAATTCCAAGCTGTAATATTTGCTACATTTGAAATAGAAAAAGTCATACCAGAAGACGTTGTTGTTCCTGAAAAGAAATCTTCATCACTAGCTTTTATAATCCAAGCAGCTGAATTCGTAAATCCTTCTTTACCAAGAACTCTTGTTATTGTAAGTTCTTGTGATTGTTGTAAAAACGAATTTGCAACATATGGCAATTGAATTCTCGGGTCTGTTGTACCGAATCTAGCCACATATTCATCTGTGCTTCCTATTTTTATAGGTTCAAAAGCCGGTCCTTTAGTAGTTTCACCTACTAATCCTAGTCTTGTTATTCCTATTTGAGATGCGAATACTGAAAAATCTTGTTCTCTAGTGTAAACGCCTGGTGATACGAAAACTGTTGCCATTATTTTATTTGTTTTTTTTTACTGTTTTATTTTTTCTTTGAGCTTTTTTTCTCTCCACTTTCAGACATATAGCTCTCTACGTCTTTTGTTGCTTTTGCTAATTTTTCACTATCAGAAATCTTTTCGTCTACAATACTTACCCAAGCATTTTCGATTTCAATTTTATTTAAGATTTCAGAACAATCATTAATTTCAATAATTCCATTAGATTCTAACTCAACTGATTTACGAGCACCTTCATTATTAATATAATAAATCATTTTAGGACCTACGCTATTATTTTTAAGTTTCATTATCTCTTAATTTTTATTTCCAATAAATAGTGGGAAATTCTCAAAACTCACAGCTCTTTTATGTCTATTTTAATTTTAGTTATCGTTGGCACTCTTTCAAAGTTTGTTGGGTCCACCAATTTGCCATAAACCGATAATGGAAACACAATTTGAAATTTTCTATCAGCAGTTATTTCATCAACAGTATTATCTTCACTTGGGTCACTAAGCATTAATGGAATATGGTAGCCATTTACGTTCATATAGCCTTGTCCATCAGAAAACCCATCCATTATCATTCTTTCATAAGAAGTGTTAGTATCCTGTATATAATGCGTTAAAAAACGTAATTCATATTGAGCGTCAACTCGTGGAGGTTGTGGGATTTTATATAAATCATAACCTTTAAGTGTTCCGTCAAAAATAGGAACTTTTACAAAAACAAATTTTTTCTTTTTTGGAATAGTTCTTTTTAGAGGATTTTGGCCCGGCTTTACACCAGTTCTTCTAATTGTCATAAAAGGCATATTTATTTCTTCTCCACTTTCATCCTTTAGAAATTTCCAATTCATCTTAAATTCAGCCCATCTTTCTTGGTTTAGAAAAATAAGAGGAACTCTAGCTAATCTATCTTCAGCATTAACAACAGAGATATTTAAAGAATTAATATAATCAACTACTCCTTGGTCAATATCTTCTAAAAGAAGCTTTTTTGGCAAATAATCATTGTTTTCAAAACTTTGATTAAGCAGGTTGTTTATGTTTTTTTGAATAGACATTTTATTAACAATTCTTTTAATAAATAGATTCCTTTTATTATAAATTTGCTTTTCTTGAAACAAGATTATATATTTGCGATAGGTTTTTTACCCGTCAAGCAGTTTTTTTCGAAAACTTGTATCTGCTCCGGGGAGTTTACACTGACTGAAGTAGTGCTTTTTAGCGCTCTTTTAAAGAGTTAAATTTTGTTTGTACGATGAAACTAAAGTCGTAACATTCTGGCATGTCAAATCAAAAATGACTACTATGTCCTTGAATTATCGTTTTTAAATTTAAATAAAATATAGATAAGCAAGTTGTTTTTTTGTAGGGTTTTTTGACAACTTGTTTTTGTTGGGTTTTCCTATCAAAAGTAATAATATAATATAGATTATACTATAATAAGAAGATAGTATTGCCAACTCCCACCTGCTCAAAATATAATTTTAAGGAAAATTACTTCGCGTTAAAAACATCGTCTTTTACTCTTATTCCTACTATTTTTATTGAAAAAACAATATCTCCCGCATAAGATTGTTCGTTGCCAATATTTGAAGAACCGTCATCAATAACTTCATAATAATGTCCTTTAAAATATAAGAAATCACCAATTCTGATATTTACATTAAGTTCACTTAAGTGAGACCTAAAGATGTCCGCAGTTATTTTACCATAACCCTTTTTGATAATTCCGCCCGCAGTCATATATTCTGGAGCTTCTACTTCAACATTTATTCTACCAAAGATTTCAACTGGTGTGTGGTAAACTTTTTTCTTAGCTTCGCCATAAAGTGAATGTGTTTTTGTTCTTGCATAATCAATTTTATAGAAAATAAAGCTTTCTTTAAGAATATCATTAACAATCTCTCTCCCTACGCCATCAAAAAAAGCTCGCTCTTTTTCGCCAAAAAATAAATCAATACCTTTTTTTGAGATATCTTGATTCTTTGCCTCTTCTGGCTTTTCTTCATTGTTATTATAAGGGGGATTTGCCATAATTTATTATCCTCTCCATACACCCATAGGGCTGTACATAAATGTTTTATTTATACTTTCTTGAATTGCAGCATTATTTTCTAATATTGCTTTGTAATTTAATTTTTCTAAAGTAGCTTTTATTTCTTCTCTAAGAGCATCCATATCAGCTCTACCGTTGGTTATTAAAGATTCTGCATTAAGAGTAACTTCTCCGCCAGGAATAGGGAGAACACCACTAAATTTACCTCTAACACCTAAACCTAAAAGCTCTTTTGCGTTAGCTTGAGCGAATCTTTTTACCCATCTTTTTGCTGGGTCATTAAGTTCGTCATAAGTTAAGTTGTATAATTTTGCGTCAGAAGGTCCTGAAACAAGTCCATTTCCTTGACTTACATTTCCAAAAGCATCTGTAGTTCCAGTAAAACCAGGGTTTGAACTATATCCAGAAAAAGCCATATTTCCACCAACACTAGAATCATCATAATAATAATAAAATAAAGTTCCGGGGTTACTATACATAGGAATCGCAGTTGTGCCAGCCGCAGCAGGAACTCTTGGAACCGGATATACAGAAAGTCTTTTTGTGCCATTAGGACCACCAATTAATCTATATGAATATTCAGAACCTCTTACTTTATTTCTAACAGTAGCAGCTTGAGCTGTCATCATTGTATCATAAATAGGCATTACACTATAAAGTGAATTTCCGGCAAAGCTGGCCCCAAACTCAGTAAAAGCAATGTTTGCATTAGAAAAAGGGTCTAAACCAAATAAGTTAATAAAGCTTGGTGTATACCATAAAACTTCATTTACTTCTCTTCCGGCTGGAATAAAATAATGTTGAGTTCCAGCTGTTAAAGTGATACCAGTTAATTTAAGCTCTCTAATAGAAGTTGAAGATGTACCAACAATTTCTCCATATGCTCGAGCATATGTTCTTTCAAATCCAAAATTATTTGAAACAAATTTTAAAGTAAAATCGATATTACTTGGTAATCCAAGCATTTGAGACATCTTGTTTTCAAGAGCCCAATTGTTAATAAAAGCAGAATATTCTTCAATAGCTTCACAAACACACTCTTCAAGTTGTTCGTCGCGTAGTTCAACTCCCATAACCGGCTCTCCAAGCTTTCTTCGTATTCTACGATAGAGTCTTGAAACATCCGATTGAGTCATACCGGTTAAGCAATTATCAGCACAAATATCCATAATTATCCGTTAATTACATTAGGGGTATATGAAATACCTTGATTTTTTGTTTTAAAAGCAACATAAGTTCCAGAGTTAACTACTAATTTTGAAGGTACTACATCAATGGTTGTATTTGTAACTGTTGGAGTCCAAGTAAATGTTCCACCACCCATTGCAGTAATTGTAATACTACCTGTTGTTAAACAATAAATTTGATGAACTGAATTTCCAGTTATTCCGTTACCTAACACATCTAAATTATAAGTACCAGCTACTAAACTTAAAGCTTCGTAATTTTTTGATTCTAATCCCATGACTTTTTATTGTAAATAGTCTCTAAAAACTAATATTTTTCATTATATTACATAAAAAAGACTACATTTGCATATGAATTTTGAAGAAAAAAAGCTCCATCAGACCTTAATAAATTTAACAAGGAACTTTACTCGCAAGGATTTTCAAGAATATCGCAAAAATAGAAATTGGCAAAAATATGATGCTATGCATCCAATCGAGAGGTTACAATTAATTTTAAGAGAAATAAGTGAATATCAAAAAGGGTATTTTGAAGAAGATAATTACTATGGAGATGAAGAAAATAACACTGATGAATATTACTAGATTGAAATTCAATAACTTACATTTTTTGTAGTTTAAAAAAAAATCGTACATTTGTACTATGGAAACTCCCGAATGGATTAGAACGTATAGTGGTAAAAAGTTTTACGTTTTTCAACCAAAACAAAAAGATATCGTAATTGAAGATATCGCTCATTCATTAAGTTTAATTTGTAGATTTACTGGTCATACAGAGGATTTATATTCTGTAGGTCAACATTCTCTTTTAGTTATGGAGTTATGTCCAGATGAATTAAAACTAGAAGGATTGACACATGATTTTCCGGAAGCCTATGTCACAGACTTAGCAACTCCAATAAAAAGACAAATGCCAAATTATAGAGTAATTGAAGATAATCTTCATGTGGCAATTGCTAAAAAATTTCATTTACAATTTCCAATGCCGAAAATAATAAAAGAAATAGATACTGAAGTATTTCATATGGAATGGGCATATCTTATGGAAAGAGATAAGAAAGTAAAATCCGGCCGATTCCGTATGGAAAGGGAGGAATTCAGGATTTTACCGCCAAAAGAAGTTGAAAAAAGAATAATCTATAACTTCAATAAATTACTTAAAGAAAGAATTCAAAAATTATCTTTACAAAATAAGTAACATTTTTTAAAATAATACGTTTAAACAGTTCAAGAACCTTATGAAAAAAACTTTATTAATTATTGACCCACAAGTAGATTTTTGTATGCCAGGCGGAGCGCTTTTTGTTAATAACGCAGATGTTGATATGCAAAAACTTTCAAATTTTATTATAGAAAATGCAGAACAAATAGAATCAATAATTGTTTCACTTGATATGCATATGCTAGAAGATATAGCACATTCAATTTATTGGATTAATTCAGAAGGTAAACATCCGGAACCATTTACTAACATTACTTTTAATGATGTAAAGTCTGGTGTTTGGAAAACAAAAAATCCGATAATGCAAAGTCATGTATTATATTATCTTGAACAATTAGAATCAGGTGGAAAATTTGTTCATACAATATGGCCAAACCATTGTATTGCCGGCACACAAGGTTCAAATATTTTTCCAACTCTTTTGGTTGCTATTAAGAATTGGATGGAAATATCTAAGAAACCATTTACTACATACATAAAAGGGATGAATCCAACATCTGAACAATTCGGTATTTTTCAAGAAGAAGTACAAACAAGTGATATTGAAGGAGATTTTAATCATAATCTTTTTAAACAAATTTTTAAATATAACCAAGAAGTATTAGTTGCTGGACAAGCAAAATCACATTGCGTAGCAACTTCTTTGAAACAAATTTATGAAATGTTTCCAAATACTATTAAAAACATAACTCTTTTAACTGACACAACATCAAATGTAACCGGATGTGAACATATTGCAGATAAAATTTATGAAGATTTACGTACTGCAGGAATGAAAGAATTAACAACATCAGAAATTTTTAAAAAATAAAATATGAAAACAGTAATTATCGTTTATAGCATTTATGTATTATTAGCAATCTTTGGATTGATTGGCTGGATAAAAAATATATCCAAATTAATTGATTGTGATTTTGAATCAAGTTACAAAACTGAAGTTTTAAGAACTGTAGGTATTGTGGTAGCTCCAATGGGTGCTATAATTGGATATATGGATTTAATTGACGTAAAAAACCCGAAACAAATAATATAAATTATGAAAAAAATCATCACCTTAGCTTTAATCGTGCTTTCATTTGGCGCGTTTTCACAAACAGATTCAACAAAAACAAAAACCAGTTATTACACCTCGGTCGGATTATCAATTGGACACGTTGACCCTAATGACCAAAATATTGATAATTTTAACAAAGCATCATATCCTTCTGTTGAAGTTGGTTTTATGCGTAAAAACGTAAGTCTTGGCGCTGTATTTGGAGTTGAGAATATTTTTGTTTCATCTAACACGAGAGGATTTTACGAACTTAAAACATCAATTTCTAAACCAATAGGTGATTTTAGTGGATATGCCTTATTTGGAGTTGGAGCTTATATGGAAAGTGGATTTAATAATTTCATTGAATATGGTGCTGGGTTTTCTTATGCCCCGGGTAAAGTTGGATATTTTGTACAATACAGTAATTGGGCCAGAACGAATTACGTTTCAACCGGTTTAATATTTAATTTTTAAAATGAATCCAACTTCTTTAATATTAAGAAATAATAATTTTTTGGGCAGAGGTATCGTTACTATTGCATCTAAAAGTGGTGAAGGTAAAACTTTATTATGTAATTCAATGTTATATCATTTTTTAGAATCAGGAATTAACGTAATAATGTTTTCTGAGGGTGTAATTAGAAAAATACGTCCAACAAAAAAAGGATTTAAGGCCATAGCTATTTTATCTGAAAACTTTGGAACATACGACAATACTGTTGACAGATTTAATAAAGTTTTAAATCATAATATTCCATTTCTTAAAGGACAAACTGTTGTGATTTTGGATTCACCTTTGTTTTTAACCCATAATTCAGAATCTATGGTTTATGATAAAATAAAATGTGAAAATACAAGACGCGTTCTTTTTGAAAAAATAAATTCAAACAAAATAATTTCTTATACTAAATCATATAATTCGTATGAATCTGCTAGAAGAAATATTGAATCTTTACAAGAATTATCTCGAAAATTCAATATGTCAATCATAACCACAACTCAATTAAACAGAACATCTAGTAGACATTCTGTTGAAAATGTTAACACACATCTAGCAATGCATAGTAATTTAATAATAACATCAGAAAAAAACAGAGATACTATTGAAAGTGGTTATAATTTAAAAATTATAAAATCAAGATATTCTAGTGTAAATCAACATATTGAGTGCATTTATGATATTAATTCACATTCTTTTGTAACAAAAAGATAAAAAATACGTTTAAACTAAAAAACAATATATACAATGGGCTTTAAAAGTTTATTTCTTACAAATACTGACGAACCTCAAAAGGAGGAAGTAAAATCAGAAGTTAAAACGGAAATTAAAAAAGAATCTTCCGTGAAGTTTCCTTCATCTAAAAATGAATTTGAAACACCGGTTAAACAAAATCAATCTCAAGGAAACCCAGATATTCAAAAACATTTGGAAAAATTCGCAGAGATTTATCATACAACCTTTGAGAATTTAAATCAACCAGGGTATGATTTTTTTGAATATTATACTACGGTACTTAGTGGCGATATAGCAGACCCTAAAACTTACGCTATGGCTTTCAATATGGGTAAAGCTATGGATAAAACAATTACAAAAGAAAAATTGTTAGAGTATTCACAGTATTATATTGCTGAAACAGATAAAATTTATAACAAATTTATTACTGATGGTAATGCGAAAAAACAAGATTTAGAAAGTCAAAAGCATACCGAAAACGAAAATCTTTCCAGCGAATTAAGTTCACTTAAACAGCAATTAGAAAGTATTAAAGTCCAAATTCAGGATAAAGAAAATAAATTATCTCTTATTGATAATAAATATCAACCTCTAATTGTAGAAGTTGAAAATAAACTTACAGCAAATGACTCGGCTAAAAATAAAATGATGTCAACAATAGAAACAGTAAAACAAGGAATAATTAATAATTTAAAATAAAATTATGGAAACCAAAACAAAAACAATTAGTATAAATGGCACCAGCTCGCTTGGTTCAAGTAAGATGATGGAGTTGCCAATTTTTAAACATTTTAGTGAAGGCGAAATTACTAAACAAATAGATTCTTTCAGAAAAGGAGAGAAAGGGCTTTTTAGTATTTTAAAATTATTATTCTTTGGAGGTTTAGCAGTTGCATTTTTTATGTTTGCTTTACCTAAAATTATGGTTATGGTTGGCGCAACATTAGGAGCAATCGCTTCGGTTGCTGCAGTTGTGGCGGCTATAATTTTCGCTCCGGTGGGTATTAAATGGATGCGTAAACTTGCAAGAACAATGCATAAAAATCTTATTAAAAGTGACCCATTTGGTCAATTAGAACAAGAGAGGGTTAAAATGCTTGAAAATCAACAGCAATTTCGAGTTGCCACCAGTAAGGTTGCTCAACTTAGAAGTGATATGGAAACAGAGTCTGTAAAATCCGAAAAAGATGCTCTTAAATTACAAACTGACATTTTGGTAATACAAGGTCAAGTTGAAAAAATGAAGAACGCTTTAGAAGAAATGGTTAAAACTCAAGGTGTTGAAGCACGCGAATCAGATGAATACGTGAACTTAAATTCTGAATACATAAAAGCATTATCAAAATCTGATGTTGTTCGTAATAAGTTAATACAAGCAAAAGATTTTGTTACAAAATATGGTACTCGTGCGGCTATTATGAAAAAGTTTACTCAAAAACTTAAGATGGTTGAAACTGGTATGGAAATAAAACTTTCTGACTTTGATGCGACCATTGAGATTCTTAAGAAAGATTATGAATTCGCTTCAAAATCTCGATTAGCAACAGAAAGCGCAAAATCAGCAATGTTATTTACAAAGAGCTGGGAATTAGAATATGCTTTAGATGTTGTAACCACAACTATTGCTGAAGATATCGCAATTACATCTGGTAACTTAAGAGATATTGACTCAATTTCAAGTGGTAAATACAATGTAAACAGCGACGAATTATATATCAACTTAAATCAATTAGCTGATGGTATAAAAGTTGGAGAAAGTTTTGTTCCTAAAGCAAAAGCTTATGCGAACCCTGATTATGTATTAACACAAAACGACAGAGCTAGTTCTGGTGGTTTAGATAACGTATTTTAGTGATGGCAGTGCACAAAGAAATAATCGGCAAAGAGCTTTATGTTTATATGAATGGAAAGCTTTTATATAAAAGATGGCTCGACACCGGACAATCATTAACTTTTGATGTGAGACCTTATGATAAACACACATTAGTTAGTATTACAGAAAATGCAACAATAAAAAAATAAAACAACAAATAAGTAACAAAAAAACAAACAATTAACAATTAAGTATAAACGAAAAAAAAATCAAATGGGAAAAATCTTAAAAATTCAAAAATTCACAACATTATTAGAATTTGTGATATTAATTTTCGGACTTGGAATAGTCGGAACTGGTGTATATTATTTAGCTCCAGGACTTCATGTGGGCGAATCAAAACAATTAAAAGCATTAGATATTAGTAAAGAAAATATCGACAATGCAGCTAAAGGAAGTTTGATGTCGCTTCCATCTTTTGAAGTATCTACTGCTGTTTCAAATAAACCTTTAACCAGAATTGCAGAATATGCATGGAATGGTAACACTGGTATGATTGGAGCTAATGGTGGCCCAAGAACAACAAAAGGTTCAATTATGGAATCTTTAGAAATTAACTTGGAAATTGTTAGACAAGATATGGTTGGTGGATTACGCGATATGATGATTAAATTCGTTGAAGAATTTGCAAACGGAAGTAATTTCCCGGTATCAGATAAATCAGCTCCTCTTGTTAGTATTATGGGTGACGGTGGGCCATTTTTTATAGCAACACTTCAAAGTGCTTTAGATGAAAAATTTGGTGCCGGTAAATTCCATGTTCAAGTTGTGGGTGCTATTGGATTATCATATGGTGAAGATAAATTAATTGGGCCAAAAGAATGGAAAGAAAATCCACAATTAATGAAAGGCGCTTTAATTTCTTCTGTTGTTGGAGATGGTGATTGGGTTTTAAATGTAAATCACGCTTTTGCTTGTGGATTACGTGTTAACCCAGACGCAACAACTTATGATGAAGATGCAGTAAATTTCACTCCATCAAAAGATGATGATTATATTCAATCTGTAAAAGAATTAATCCAATCTCAAAAAACTGGATATACAGTACCTTTAAAAGAAGTTAAAAACGGAAAGTTGACCGGCAAAACTATTAATAAGAAAATTGACGGTGCTACAACTTGGACTCCTGGTGATAAAATGGCATTTGAAGCATTATCTGGATTTACAGACATCGTTTCAACTAAAGACTATAACAACCAAATGGCCACAACAATTATTACAATTAAAGAGTGGGCTGTAAAAAATGATAAATTAGTTAGTAATTTACTTAAAGGAACTTATATTGCTAATAACCAAATTAAACAATATGATGAATGGTGTGTTAAAGCTGCAGAAGCTGTAGCAAAAACATACAATTTAGAAGATGGTAAATATTGGTATGATTTATTTAAAGGTCAAAAAGGAACTAAAGATGGTGTAGAATTTCACGTTGGTGGAACTAAAGTTTTAAACTACGCTGATGCAATGCAATATTATGGTATTACTGATGGAAATAATCGTTACAAATCAGTTTACAACCAAGTATCAAGCTACTTAACTGAATTAAATCCTTGTGGTTTCAATCAATCAGTAAAGAGTGGAGTTGTTCCTTATGATGAAGCTGTAAATTTATATTTCTTAAAAAACATTAATGATATCGACGCTGGTAAAACTGAAAAAGTTGATTACACTGCAACAAAAACAGAAGTAATGGCAACCGGTGAGTGGCATATTAATTTTGCAACAGGAAGTAACGCAATCAGTGGTTCAGATAAGGATTTACAAACAATTTATAATTTGTTAATCCAAGCTGAAAATACTAAATTGACAATAATTGGTCATACCGATAATACCGGTAACTCTCAAGCCAATATGACTCTTTCAAAAGGTCGTGCTAACTCAGTGGTTGAATATTTAGTTAATAAAGGAATATCAAGCGACCGTTTTCAATTGGTAGATGGTAAAGGTGATACTGACCCAACTTCTGAAAATAATACATCAGTTGGCAAAGCAAAAAACAGACGTGTAGTAATTACATTGTTAAAATAAAAATATGAAACTTCTAAAACCTTTTGAGGAAATTAAGAGTTCAACAAAACTAACCATCCAATTGGGGTGGTTAGTTTTTATAATCTTAATATGGATGCTTGCGAGTCTTGGAGACACGCATTTATTTCCAACGCCAATGCAAGTGTTAATTGGATTTAAAGAATTATTCTTTGAAGGATTAACCGTGCATGTTTTCAGTTCTTTGTGGTTATGCGCCCAATCAGTATTTATTGGAGCATTAATATCATTAGTTTTTTGTTATTTATCTCCTCTGCCAATTTTAAAACCGTTGGCCGAGTCTGTATCTAAACTTAGATTTTTGCCATTAACCGGAATTTCTTTTTATATAACAATTTTTATTAATGACGCTAGAGGAATTCAGGTTTGGGTATTAGTTATTTTTATGGCAACATTTTTAATCACATCAATACTTGGTGTTATTAATGATATTCCAGAAGAAGAATTTGACCACGCAAAAACACAAGGTTGTACGCGATGGGAAATGCTTTGGGAAGTTGTTATTAAGGGTAGATTTGATTATGTTATTGAAGCTATCAGACAAAATTTAGCTATAGTTTGGATGATGCTAGTATCTGTTGAATCTATTTTAATAGCAGCTGGTGGTCTTGGAACATTAATAAAAAATTCAGACAGAGCAGGTAGTAACGGTAGAGTAATAGCTGTGCAAATTATTATTATTTTAATAGGTATTGGTTTAGATTATTCTTTAACAAAAATAAGAAAATTATCATTTAGATATTCAAACTTTTAATTATGTATACTTCAAAAGAAACAATATTATATCTAGACAAAGTAAGTGGTGGGTATGATGGTAAGGTTATTATAAAAGACATCAGTCTTATTGAGAAAAACATTATTCGTGATGGGTACGAATCTACGGGCCAAGTGATTGCGTTCCTTGGAAGGTCTGGTCGCGGCAAATCAACATTGTTTAAATTACTTACCGGTCTTATAAAACCAATTCAAGGTAAAGTTTTAATTACTGATATGTCAACCCCATCAAATGATGATGCAAAAGAAGTTGGTGAGGGAGATGTTGGCTTTGTTAATCAGAAGTATACATTATTCCGTCATAAAACAGTTTATCAAATCTGTAAATATGCTTTACGTAAAAGCACTCTTACGGAAATTGAGAAAAAGGAATTAATAGACAAATATCTTATTGAATGGGGGTTAGTTGAACACGCTCAGAAGTATTCTAATGAATTATCTGGTGGTCAGCGTCAACGTACTGCAATTATAGAACAAATCCTTTCCTCAAAGCATTTTATGGTGTTTGACGAGCCTTTTTCTGGATTAGATGTTGGAAATATCGAAAAAGTTAAACAATCGTTTGATAAAATTCAAAATAATAATGAATTAAATACAATCATATTTTCAACACACGACATTAAATTGGCGATTGAATTGGCTGATAGTATTTATGTTATCGGTCACCCAGAGGGAGAGACTGAATATAGTACAATTCTTAAAAACTTTGATTTAAAAGCTATGGGATTGGCTTGGCAGGAGTATGGTGACGGCCATAGAAAAGTTTATAACGACATAAAAGAATTAATGTTAAAGTCGTAAAATTAAAAAAAAATCATTATATTTGAAATCTTAAACCTAAAATAAATGAAAAAAATGAAAAAATCATCAAC